ATCGGCGTCGCTCTTGCGGATGGCCGCGGCCTGGGTCGGGTCATTTTCCCACAGGGGCAGCCAGCGGAAGGTGATGCTCTCGTCAACCACCCCGTAAAGGTTCAGCTGCACCAGCTTGAGCAAGCGCTCCATCGGGGCGCCGAAGATCTTCTCTTGCTGGCTGGAGATGTGGTCGTACCAGTTGCGCATGTCGGCATCGCCGGTCGCGTTGAAGCCCTTGGGGCTGATGCCGAAGAGCTTGACGGCTGGAATGCGGAAGATGGCCGAGAGCAGTTCTAGGGACATCTGCACAATGTCGGTCACGCCGGACAGGGGAGTGTTGATCTTCTCGATGCTCTCCAGTTCTTTGTCGAGCAGCAGAATTCCGTCATTGCTCATCTGCTGGGCGGCATAGGCCGCGCGGGTGTCGATCTGGTCCGGCCCGGAGTTGCCCTGTAGGAACGCCTCCATGTTGGTGGACCAGACGAGCGTGCTGAACTTGTTCAGGAGCTTCGACGCGCTCTCGCGGTTTCCGGTGAAGCCCGTCACGTAGTCCAGGACGACCTGGGCCATGGGGATGCCAAAGAAGTTGTAGGCCGGGCGCAGCAGCAGCGGCGGCACGTTGGCCGCGAAGTAAAGGAAGCGGCTGGCGTGGATCTCTTTGCCCAGCACGCGCCAGGTGGACGGCGTGAAGTAGTCCGGGGCCAGCGGGTCGTGCGAGTTGTATTTGCCGGGGTACAGGTTGATGGGCTCGACCACCACCAGGCGCTTCAAGCTTCCCTTGCTCACCTTGGCCGCATCGAGAACCAGCGGCTGCAGCAATTCCTCGTCGCTCGTTTCGCCCAGGTCGATGTAGATCAGGCAGCCGCCAAAATAGCCGGTCTTGTTCGCCCCGTCGTTGAAATTCTGTCGAGCCCTGATGCGTTCGAGCTCATTGGTCAGCTCGGTCAGCATCTCGGCGTTGTCGTCTTCTCCAGAGGTCTGGAGCTCCAGCCATTTGCGCGTCATTTCGTCGGCCACGGAATCGACGCCTGCGCGGATTAAGCCGTTCTGAGAGAGGTTCGACAGGGCCGGATAGCCAATGAACTGCGGCACGCCATACATGGCCGCGAGGCTCTGCCCCACCAGTCCGAAGATGCCCAGGTCGGCCAGGGATGCGTCCATCGCCATCACGGACGCATCGGCGTTCCCGCCCGGGGTGGCCAGAGTCAAGGGCGGCATGTAGGACTTCTCCGCATCGATGGCCAGGGGCATGGCCTTGTTGACAGCCCCTTCCTTGATCTTCAGCGCCTTGCGCACGGCAGAAGGGCGAGGTGTTCCCACGGGTGGCTTTCTCATGCGCGGGGCCTCCTCTTCAGGGCGTCAGGCGAAATGTTGAGGGGCGCGCGGCCCTTGATGTAGCCGTCCATGCCGTAGCGGATGGCATCCCAACAGTGGTTCCAGGCGTCGATGATGATGGGCAGGATGTCGCCATTCTGCTTGTCGACCTTGTAGGAGTAGAGCCGGGCCTCTTCGATCATGTGCTTGCAGCGCGCGTGAATCACGATCTCGTCAAAGCTCTTCAGGATGGCCAGACCGTCCGCAACACTGCCCGCCCACTTGTCGGCTGGCCCGATGTTGAAGCCCTTGCGCTTCATGTGGCTGATCGTCTCGGGCCGCGCGTTGTCCGCCTTGATGGGCCACTTGCGCGCCGTGGGGATTGAGTCGAACAGCTGGGCCATCTCGTCGAGTTCCACCCCGACGCCATAGGCCTCCTGGTCGATCATCAGACTGTTGCCCTGGACGAATGAGCGCATGAGCACGGTCGGGTCCTGGCTGAAGCCCCAGTCGGCACCATGGAAGAACCGCGCGTTGGTCGGAGTTTCGAACTCATCCACGCGCCAGCGGCCCTTGAAAATCTGTGCATCGGAGAGCTTGTTGAATGCGCCGAGCCAAACGTGATCAAAGGTTTCCGGCCAGCGCTCGAGGTGCCTTCTGGCCTGGTCGCGCAGCTCGTCGGGGAGGAAAGGGTTGTCCGTGTAGTTCACATGGACGCAGGCCATGTCCGGATCTTCGATGTCGAAAAGGCGCTCTACCGGGTCGGTTTCAACTTCCGGATTCCACGAGAACCAAAGCTCGGATTTGGGCTCACGAATTGTCGGGAGCAAAAGCTCAAGAGAACGGTCGGAAAGGTTCTGAGCCTCTTCGCACCAGGCCCGGCCGAAGCCCTCCAGCGACTTAATGGAATCCGCCGTGTGGTCCTGCATGCCCTGGAATATGATGAGCCCGTGGCCACCCTTGCGCCGTATCAGGTTGTCCGTGATGTGAAAGAGGTGCGGCACCCCAAGACTTCTGATCTTGCCTTCCAGCAGCATCTTGGCCGAGAAGGTTAGAGACTTCTGGATTTCGCGGATGCAAACAGACTTGAGGTCGCGGTCAACGATGTGATCCTCGACAAGGGCTTCGGCAAAGAAGTGGGACTTGCCACTGCCGCGGCCGCCCTTCGCGCCTTTGTAGCGCCTGGGGCCGAGCAGCGGGACCGCCCACCGAGGAGTATCAATCGTGAGCGTTGTCAACGATCCTCCGTTCGATCACCGTGGGAGTCATGCTCCCGTCCGAGGAGGTGTGATCCATCTTGTCCTTGAACATCCCAAGACACCTGGCCACGCTATCCAGAGCGCCCTTCTTGTCCACGAACTTGATCTTGCGCACCGCGGCGTACACGGGCTTGCCCTTCTCGTCTTCGCCCATGCGCTCCATCACCACGTCCATCCCGGCCAGAGCGGCGGCCACGTCGGGGGGGAGCTTGTGCACGTCGAGCAGGTTGCCGTTCTCGTCGAAGAACTGTCGAGGGTCGAGAAAGGCCAGCTTGGCGTACTCGTCCAGCACCATGTCTGCCGTGACCTCGCACCGCTTAGACCTCTCAGCCTGGAGCTTCGCCACGTAGGCCTGGACATCGGGGTCGTTCAGGAGTTCGTAGGCCGTCTGCTTTGCCCGGCTCTCGCTGAACCCCGCACGAACGGCCGCGTCGGACCCAACCAGGTCCACGATGTATTCTTGCGCGAAGCGCTTGCGCCGTTTGGTCAAGGCCATGGGCTACTTCGCTCCCCAGGGGATAAACTTCATGACAGCGCCTCCGACAGCCCCAGCAAGCGCCATAAGCGCGTATGCGGCCTTGTAGCCGCCCTTAAACTGGTCCAACGCCGACTTGAGTTCGGACACGACAGCGGCAAGTTCCATGCACTGGTCCATGCGGGCTTCAAGGCGGGCCAAGCGCTCGACTTCGGACTCGGACATCGTTACCCCCCCAGCCCCAGCATGCCGAGCAGGATGCGGCCCAGCATGGTCATTTCCTCGGCTGAATAGCCGGGGAAGTTGTGGCCGGGGAATAGACCGATCAGCAGCGGGCGCATGGCAAATTGCCAAACGATAGAGCACCCGCAGGCCCAGCCGACGAACCCCCGCCAGGACTTAAGCAGACCGATGGCACCCCCACCACCGCTAGTCTGGGCTTCTGCCGTGTTGGTGGCCTGCTGGCCCATGGCCTCGGCGTGCGTGTTCTGCTGCGCGAGTTCCTTGTTGGGCCAGAAACGCTTGACGAGCGTGTCTACAAGGCCGGTGATGGAGTCGATTCCGAGCAGTCCCATGGACTAGCCCGTGATCCTTGCGTTGCTGACGATCCACGCCACGGAGGCGCAGAACGTCACGATGAACGACACCGCACCGGCCAGAACGCCCCACCACGGCCCGCAGTACATGCCCACGGAAATTCCGGCGCCTAACGTAAGCGCGACAATGCCAACCACACACAGCCAGAAGTCGGACATGCCCTAACCCTCCCCGCCGCTGACGGTCAGAGTGAACCCGTCGTGGCCTTGCAGATTTGCCATGACGAGCTCCAACGCCGCCCTGGACTGCATGATGCGCATTTCGTGGTCGGCCCGCTCAAGGCCAACGAGGATGCAGCCAGCGGAGTCGTCCACGGTGTTGCCGACGTGAATCAGGATTTCGGAGCGGCCCGGCACGTCGAGCAGCTCCGGAAGATCGCGCTTGAAGTGCGGGGAAGGCTGGATTTTGCCGTGATATTTGCCGGTGGGGATGCAGGAGACGCGTGCCTTGTTGCCGACCCAGGGGCGCTCGAGCGTGTGGCAGAGGTGCTGGCCGTCAACGGACAGTTTGCCGAGCGTGGCCCATTCGTCCTGCTTGTCGCGTATGAGCGTCAGGTGCAAAGGCATCGCAAATCCCCTCCACGGTGCGGGCTGGCCGGGGCCGAGAGGTGCGCCGCAGGAGGGAAGGAACACCCGCAAACGCCCAGCCTGTCGCGTACCGGCACAGGCCCGTTTGCGAGGGATTTTACTAGGCGTGGGCGATTTCGGGCAATGGCGTCCGGTCTACGTGTAGACCTTCGGTGTCGAGGTAAAGGCCGATGTCTATGGATACAAGCATTTTGCCCTGGCGCCGGCACGTGTCACAGACGACGAGACATTCACGCACGAGCAGGCCAGTGCGATCTTCGGCCAGAAGCGGCCCGGACTTGCGGACCTTGATTGAGCCTGTGCACTTGGGGCAGGGTATGCGTGGTTCAGGCATCGGGCCTCCTTTCTGCTCGCAGCACTGCCGCAAGGGGCGGCTCCGGCCAGGTGTCGCCTACACACGTAAGCCGGTTGACCTCAAGCCCGGTGTCGGGGTCCATGACGCTTTCGACAATGGCTGTGGCGCTTTGATAGAGCACCTGACGGTTGACGCCGCGAGCCCACATGGCGTCAATTTCATCTGGGCTTGGCAGGGTCGTGATGAGAGGCACAGGCCGCTCCGCGGGCTTCGCTTGGCGGCGCTGGCGGTCATAGCACTTCTGGCACAGGCCTCTCTTCAGGCGCTCGGCGATGTGGCTGCACTGCTGGCAAATGCACACGCTCACCGCGCAACCCCCATCTGCTTCGGCATTTCGTCCATCACGCTCTGCCACTCCGCGTCCTCCCTGGCC